AATTTGTCGATTTGGCATTTGAGATGGGTGATGTGGAAGGACTCACAAAAGAAGAAGTTAAGAAGTATATTAGATACATTGCTGACAGACGTTTAATTCAGCTAGGTCTTAAAGGTAACTATGGTGTTAAAGAGAACCCACTACCTTGGTTAGACTGGATTATCAGTGCTGACAATGTAACTAACTTCTTTGAACAACGTGTAGCTGATTACAGTGCAGCAGGTTTAACAGGGAGTTGGGGATGGTAGTAGAAGGAATGGATGCTTATAGACTTGCAGTAAAGACTGTAGAAGGTTTAGACTTAGACAAGATTCTGAGGGTCATGGAGACGTTAGAAGTTGATTGGGAGGGTAATGGTGTACCAAACAGAGAAGACCTCTCTAAGGAGTGCTTACGGCTCTTAGATAGTGCTATTGTAGGTGCTACTGAGTTATCTAAAACATCTACAGCCTCTAATGGTTATACAGTGTCTAGTAAAGACTTAGTAGCTAATGCTTTTCATAATAGACAAAGAGATACTATTGTATGTAAGATTAGTTATGTAGTATCACAAAGTACAAGCTTTATGTAAAACTTAGATAAAAAAATAGCCCTGTCCAGTGCAATACTGAGCAGGGCTTTTAATTTTTAATACTTCTTCTTTTTACATTGTAGATTGCATACGTCTAGCTTGCTCACTGTCACTGTAAGGGTTTTGTTTCTCAGCTTGATAAGAAGCTCTAGCAGTAGCCATTGCCATATTATATCGCATAAACTTCCCCATCTCTTCCATAAACTTTTTAACATTACCTTTCTTACCAGCTTTTAAAGCAGTGTCCATAAGCTCAGGGTTTAACATTAGTAATCTAACAGAATCCTTATCCTCTTTCTTTAACAAAGAAGCTAAAGCTCTTGATGTGATTACCGCTGCTGAGTGCCCTTTAGAGTATATTGGGTTAGTCATAGTGGATATTAAACTAGGAACTGTTTGACCACCAAATCTAGGTTGATAATCACCAGTGTCATTAGCTAGTCTAGTGCTAGTTAGTTTAGGTACAATCTTGTTCACCAAACCTTGTAACTCTACAATTCTATTGATTGTATTTAAGTCACCATCAAACATCTTTCTGTAACCCTCAACCCTATCAGTGTTTTGGATATATGCTATAGGGTCTTTCTGCTCTAAAGCTAAGTCCAGCATATGTGCTCTTAACGCTTGTCTAGCATTACCTGCAGCCTGGTCATCTATCTTATGCATAGTACTTAGGCTTTTCTCAATCTCTGCTCTATAAGCAGGTGAGGTTGCATAGTTTCTAGCTACTGATGACACACCACCTGTACCAGATAGTTTTACTAGAACGTTATCTCCAATCTCCTTTTGAACTTGCTCAAGCTGTACCTGTTGCTCAGCCCATTGCTTGTTATATGCAGATGTATTATTAGCCCACTCTTCAATATCTAGTTTAGTTTGTCTTGGTAACAAATCAATAACATCTTTGATTTTAGGGTCATCTAGAGCTTTAGTTAAAGATTTAGAACTTATAGATGTTTCACCATAACTTCTAGCTTTCTTTTCTATAGCTCCTTTGACAGATACATCTACTACTTTTAAAGCCTCTGGACTATTCTTATGAACTAACAGAAACTCCTCTAAAGCTTGTCTGTCAGAGACTAAAGCTTCACTTGTTGCTTCTCTTTTGTTCTTAGTAAGCTTTAAGAAAGCATCATAGTTTGCTGGTAGACCTACATTTTTTGCAAAGTAATCATCTGCTTTTCTGAAAGCATCTAAAACACGAGTATCAGGTATAGAGTCTATTGTCTCATCTACAAGATTACGCATTCTACCAAACGCTTCAGGGTCTTTTCTATACTGCTTATCAATACGTCTCCTTAGTGTTTGTAGCTCTTTTAAGCTAACATTACTTTCAACATCAATAGGAATAAGTCCTTCATCATCTTTAAGGTCTTTAAGTTCTTTTTTAAGGTCTTTACGTTTTTTTTTAAGGTCTTTAACTTTTTTACCTAATGCTCTTAGAGCTGCTAGTCTTAATGAGTTGTCCTCCCTAAAAGCATCATCATCAAACAACCTTTTCAATTCAATCCTTAATGCAAATGTAGCTTCAGGAGTAGGCATACCATCATTGCCAGATTGCTTCGCTAACTTAAAAGCATCACCATAAAGCTTATCTTTCTCAGTCTTAACAACCTGTAATCTTTTAGACTCTAAACCTCTAATAGCCTGTGAAACTGTAGAAGGGGAAGATGCAAACTTACTTGATAAGTCATTTATAGTCTTCTCAATCTTCTTTTGTTCAAGAATGATAGGTGATGTTTCAACATTCATCATAAAGTCTGTAATGTCTTTAACTTCTGCTTGGTCATCTAGAAGTTTAGCATTATACTCTAAAGCTCTTGTATCAATATTAGCTTCTGTCTCAGCTATATTTCTAATTCTGTTAGTGATACCAATAACAGTTTCATCAACAGCTTTACGGAACTCTAAATCTTTAGAATACAAGTTGCTTAAGGTTTCATTACCAGCTCTAGTGTCAACAGCAGCTAAGTATGGTGGTAATTCAACACCTTCTTGTTCTGCTAAGACCTTTAGTTTACCTAAGTTACCAACAAGATTAGCAGGGTCTTCTACCATCTCTTTTACAAGGTTTTGAGTAGTACTATCCTCTGAGAATACTCTCTTAGCTCCTTTAGCTGCCCCTATAGCAGCACTTGAACCTAGACCTTGTAGATTACCTGCAACAATAGCAGAACCTAATCCTGCAAAGACACCAGCTAGTTCTGAACCTGTACTCTCTGTTACTTCTCTGCTAACCTCACCACCTAACCATGTAGGAAGGATACCACTAGCCATGTCAGCAACACCAGCTACTGCCCTTGGTATTGCTTTACCAGCAGTCGTTATAGCACCACCAGCATAAGAGAGTGGGTCAGCTGCTATTTCACCTGCAACCACTAACCCTCTTTGTGTAGCTGTAGTAGCTTCAAGCTCTGGAAAAACATCTTTAAATAGGTTAACTCTATTTGGTCTATTTCTAGTACCTTGGAAAAAGTAGTCTAAAGCTGATGCTTCAGTCTTTGGCACAGCATCCTCTGAACCTGTAGTCTCAAAGTCATCAAGGCTAAATTGTTTCTCTCCCTCAATCTCAAAATCATCAAGGGTGAAAACTCGATTACTTTCTTTCATAAACAGAACCTCCCCTAACTTCTACAACAGTTCCATCCTTAAGAGTATGTACACCTTCTCCTAAACCTTTAGGTGCTGCACCAAGCTTCTTACCAATACCTCTACCTTCTATAGCATCAATCTGTGCCTGTTGAGCTTCGAGTTTATTGTTAGGATTCATGTTAACAACTTGTCTGTATATAGCTTTTGTTTCTTCAGCTTCTTTATAAACACTATCAAAGACCTGCATTAAGTATTCTGGATTACCTTCAGGGTCATCTATATACTTCTGAGCTACCGCTAAATCTTTGTTAGATAAATTAGCTGAACCAAGATTTTTTAACTTTTCAAGCATCTGAACGTCAAGAAGCCTACCTGAATCCTTAATGAAAGCTGTTCTTGTATCTTGGTCAGATAGCCATTTCTTAAAGAACTCCATCGGTGCTGACTTAAACTTCTCTCTATCAGCTTTAGGTACTTTGTTTTCCCATTTAGACATAAAAGTTTCAATCTTATTTACGAGGAAAGCAGAGGAGGAAGCTCTGTCAGCTAATGGCTGTAAAGTTTTAGCAACCTCTGCTCTTCCTGCTTCTGCAAAGGCATTTTGTTGCTTAGTAAATTCGTTTTTAGCATTAAACTCTGCTAACTCTTTGCTCTGTTGAGCTTTATACTCTGCTATCTCTTTTTTGCTTTCAATATTTGTAGCTAGTCTGGTATCCTTACCTGTTTCTTGTCTATCTACTACAGAAGACCTCAACTCACCTGAAGCTTTTCGATAGAAGCTCTCTAGGTTTCTCTTTGCTTCTTGTATTGAAGCCTCGTCTCCACTTTCCAGTGCTTTTTGTAGTCTATTTTCAAACATAGCCTGCTCTTGGACGATAGCTGCTGGCATACCAGTACCACCTGTTCTTGACCTCTCATTATAATACTTAGCCTGGGCTTTTTTAAGTCTTGCATCTACTTTAGCTTGTTGTTCTTTAAGACCAAACTCCTCTTTCTGCAGACCAAACTCCTCTTTCTGCAGACCAAACTTATCTTTCTGCAGACCAAACTTATCTTGCTCAAGTTTAGCCTTAGCTTGTGCAAGTTTAGCTTCAGCTTGTGCAGCTGCTTTAGCATCAGCCATTGCTTCAAGCTTCATAGCTACAGCAGTATTACCTGCCTGTCTAAGCTTCTGTGCAGTAGCTCTAAGACCCTCTACAGAGCTAGTATCAGCACCTTTGATAGCTTGTTGTTGAGCAGCTGCAGCTCTTTCAGCAGCAGGTACAGCAGCAGTTTGTAAAGACTGTCCTAAACCTTCAGCACCTAGAGCTTGAGCAATGTTACCAATACCAAGTAAACCACCTCGTTTAGCTCCTTCCATAGTTTCAGGAAGGATTGATTGACCTTGTGCAGCTAATCCTGAGATAGCACCTGAGATAGCTGAACCACCTCTACCTGCTAACAAAGCATTCTGAGCATTAGTTTGGCCTAAAGCACGTAGCTTATTTAATTGTTCTTCCCTCAGTTGTTGAGGAGTTTTTAATAAATCTGAAATCATACTAGCCATTGTTTACGCTCCCCACCATTGTTCATCTTGTGTCTGTCCTGTAGAAGAACCACCTATAAGCATTTCAAGAAAAGAGTTAATACTTGATGTAGCTGCAGATTCTGTTTGACCTGCCTCTACTGCAAATAGTCCTTGTAAAGCATCTCCAAGTGCTCTAGCACGTTGTGCTTCAAGACCTGCAACAGCTCCTGTAGCTTCTGCTTGAGACTGTAGACCTTGCATACCTGCTTTGTACAGTGCTTCACTCTCACCAAGACCACCTGACTGTGCAATATTAGATGCTTGTAGTGCAGGAGTAAGTGTAGCAAGTTGTTGTTGTTGTGGAGTGTAACCTGCTGTAAGTGCTGATTGTACATTCTGTAAGTTAGCAGCTTGTAACTGTGCAGGAGACATCTGAGCAGCAGAGCCTAGACCTAATAAGCCACTAGCATTAGAAATCTGACTACTAGCTAACTGAGGAGCTAATGTCTGTGCTGATAACATATTCTGTGCTGATTGCTCTTGAATAGCTTTCTGCATAGCTAATGCTTCAGGTGTACCACCATATGCAGCTGTCTGTGTACCTAAACGACCTTGTGCAGCTAATCTATTCTCTAACTCTAATTGTGCTCTTTCAAGTTCAGGAGCTTGTGCAGCTTGCATCTGAGCATATAAAGACTCAGCTGTAGGTAAACCCTGACCTAATGTACTTCCTGCTTGTCCTAGTGCTTGTGTAGCTAATCCTTGGTAAGCTGAAGGGTCTACAGTAGCTCCTGCACCAAACTGTGCTTGTTGTAACAAACTATCTTGAATAGCCTGTGGTGTAGCTCCTAGAGTCTGTGTCAAAGAGCCACCTGCACCTATATCTGCACCACCTGTAGAGGTACGTACAGCAAAAGGACTAAAAGCAGCTTTATCTGCTGCAGTCTGTCCTAGTTGGTTAGCTGCTGGTACAAAAGTATCAGAGATACCTTGAATATCCTGCATAACACCAGCAGTAGCTTCGTAAGGAATGTAAGCAGATGCTAACTGAGCACCTCCTGAGAATAATCCAGCTAAATCAACAGCCATTAGTATGACCCTCCATCAATAGTATCAGCAGTAATAACACCTGTAACATTTAAAGTAGGAGCAGTAACTACCCCTGTAAAAGCAGGTGAAGCTGTATTAGCTTTTGTAGCTATAGCGGTAGAAATGTTATCATACTCTGAGTTAATCTCAGAACCTTTAATAATCTTTGCAGGGTTTCCCGATTCTAAAGAATCCTTAACTGCGAAGTTAGTTGTTTTTGTATAGTTAGCCATTAGATAGTTCTCCCTACTATAGCTTGTGCTGTTAATCTTTGAATTGAGATTGGAGAGCCGTTTACAATAGCTTCAACACCAAGTTGAATAACTGCTCCCCCTCCGCTTGCATTTACATTAGGTCTGTTTACTAAGACACCTGCGTTAAACTCACCTTCGTTATACTCTGCTATGTTATACTCTGAAATAACCTGTGTAGTCAAAGTAAACTTCTTCTTCTTATAAGCATAACTATAATCATAACCCCAGTTGAGTGTAATATCTGTAGCAGACCCACCAATAACTGTAATCTTTAAAGTCTTCAACAGTTTTAAGTTAGAAGGTGCTCCAAAGTCTAAATAGTTAGTAAAGTAAGAAAGTTGATAACTAACATCATTATCTACATAACCATTATATAAAGCAATACCCTCGTCTTTACCTAAGAGCAGCCTACCATCTCTTGTTCTAAGCATACAATTAGGTGTGATACTAGACCAAAGAGTAGCTCTATACGCTCCATTCTGTAAAGGTGTTCTAGTATCAAAACAAAAAGTAGTGTCATATGCTGGTAAGTTAATTAAGTAAAAAGCTTCTTCAGGAGAGTAAACAGCTTTAATACCACTAACACTCTGACCTAAGAAACCTTTAAGGTATGAACGAATATTAACACTAACATCAGAAATAGGTATAGACTTTTCTTGGATAGTTCTGCTTAAACTGCGAACCCCTGTGTCACTAAGGAATAACAAATCACTACCTGTACTCTGTACGGTATCACGAGCAATACACCCAATTCCAGCCACTGTATCTGCAAGAGACATTGTAGCAGGGTCTTCAGCACCTTGATAGATAAGAATCTGTCTAGTACCAAAGATGATTAAAAAACCGTTATGAGCTTGTAATGCTACAATAGTGTCACTACCATCAGGCCATACTTTTGAAATATCAATAGAGCCTGATGAACCTGTATTCCACTTTAAACCTGTAAGTAAATCAGACCAGTAAATAGTGGTTTCATTGTTTGTAGTGTTTGCCACCCACATTCTACCAAAAGAAGAAATAGCAATATCACCTTCAGGTACAACCCCTTCGTAGTCTGCATGGTCTTCAACAGCTACGGCTGTTACTCCATCGTATACTACAGGTTTAGCACCCTTACGAAAAAGGTAGTGTTTACTGTTTAAAGTAGCTCCTTGATAATTACCATCTGTAACAGTGTAACCTGCTGGGGTAATGTTTTCTAATACCTCTTCACCTCTAAAGATATAAGTATCAGAAGCTGAGATAGTTTCTGTTTCACCCTCAGTATTTACATACTCACTAATATGAGTGATAAAGCTTGGATTAGTCTCTGTAATATAGCTCCAACCCTTACGAGCACCAATACGTCCAAACTGGTCAATAACACAGTTAGTTGCTTCTAGTGCAAACTGTTCAGACAATGCTGTAGGAGAGTCCTCAGTGTTTAGACCGTAGAACCCTGGAGCTTGTATAGAGATACTTTGTAAAGGAGAGGCCATACTAAACAGTTTCCCATATTAAGTCTTCTGGATGATGTACAGCATCTAAAGAGATAGCAGTAGCTAAGTCATTCTGTGCAAATAGTGCTTGTTCAGATACTGACTGTCCACCTGTCTCACCACGTTCACGTAGAGCATAAGCATAAGCCCATTGAACAATAGGGTTAGAAGGGATTAACACTTCATCTGTATCTTCTGTTAATAACCCTGTACGCTTAATACCATATACAGATAACTCCTTAGCTGAGTTAGGTGTTTGATATAAACGAATACGTAAATCACCATTAGAGTCTAAACTATCAATACAATAGTAAAGAGGTGTACCAAGTGCAGAGTCTGTACCTAAGTCTAACTGTCTAATGCGTTTTAAGCTCTCTAAGCGTACCACACAGTTGTCTGTTTCATTATGTACTGTGATTACCTTACTTCTATCTTTAAAGCCCGTGAGGGTGTATATATTTTGTCCTGAGACTGTTGTAATAGGTACTTCTGTATAAAGACCTGTCCAATCCCAAGAGTCTTCTGCAAGTCTCTTAGCATCATTTACAAAGTCACCAATCATTTTACTGTAATCAGACTCACTTACAAAAGATACTTCATCTTCTCGTAAGCGTCTTAACACAGAATTTACTAATTCTAAATATGTCATAATATATCTCTTAAAATTTTGTACCTAAAACAGCTTTAGATAGAGGTGTACCTTGTTCTTGTAGTAGAGGGTTATCAGTGCTTCTTTTAGGACTTAGTATATCTTCTTCTTCATCTTCTGGAATACCTACACCGCCTTCTTGTTGTAAAGCTAGTTGAGATGCTAAACCAATAGCAGGTAAAGGAATACCTTCTAAGTTTAGTTTTCCAATATCTACACCAAAGTCTTTAGCTTCTCCTAAACCCATGTCTAATGAGCCAAACTCAACACCTTCCCAGTCTAGTTTACCTAAGTCTACACCAAAGTCCATGTTTAGCTCTGGTATAGAGTAGTTACCTAATAAATCAATAGTAGGTAAGTCTATTTTACCAATAAAGTCATTGATATCTACACCAAAGTCTGATATACCTGTTACACCCCTTAATACGTCTAACTTAGGTAGTTGTCCACCTTTATCATAATAAGTCTGTGCAGAGTTTAAGATAGCTTCATCATTAGATAAACCTTCTGCTTTAGAAACTAAACCTTCAATACCAGCATAACCTAATGCTTGCATACTAGGGTCATCAGAGCCTACATAACCTACAAGTTCATCACCAAACTGATTACCTAAGATACGCTGTGTAGAATCACCTGATACATAATCTGCTGCTGCTTGGTTGATGTCCATACGTTCATCTAAGAATTGATAAGCGTCTTCACCAAAGGTAGTTTTAATGTTATCTTTAACTACAGCATCAAGGCCAAGCTCTTTAGCAAAGTCAGCTCCATAAGAACCTACTAAGGCTTCTAAAGGTGAAGCACCATCTCCAATCTCAGCACCAACTTCTAAAGCTTTAACTACTTCAGGGTTTACATCAATAAAGCCTGTATCAGTTCCTAGTGCAGTACCAAAACTAATAGCTTCTTGTAAAGTAATCTTGCCATCGTTTGCAGCAGCATAAGCATTTAAGTAAGGAGCTGCAGGTGGATAGACTACAGAAACAATAGCTCTAACATAAGGGTTTCTCGCTAAGTCTCCAATATCATCTACTGTCTTACCTACACCTTCTGCTAGGTCTCCTAGAGACTTCTCAACACCTTCTACAACATCATCAGCAGTCTTGGTAAAACCTTCTAAGATGTCTCCACCAGTTTTCTCAACACCTTCTACAATATCGTCAACTGTTTTGGTAAGACCTTCCCCAATATCGTTAGTTAGGGGGTCAAAGTTAAAAAGACTATTCTTAGTATCCCCTATATCAATTGGGCCAAGTTTAATTCCCATTATTACCTTCCTTTATATACTTGTTGTCTTTTTGTATAAAACCTAACCTAAGCAACAAGTCAGAGACTCTATCAACATCCTCATGGAATTTAGGCATAAAGTTTACTTCTGTTTCTAGTGTTACTTTAGAGTTTCTAATAACTTCTAATAGTTTACGTTGATGTTTAAATGAATACACAGTTTTAGAAGACTTTGTTAATAACAAGTGATTACCATTATCTAGTGGTACTAACAGGATTACATAGTCTTTACCTACTTCAATCTTATCTGCTACTGTAACATACCTAAAAAAGGCTACACTATCTAAATCAGGTCTATCCTGTAACACAGATAAAATACTCATTTAACCACCTTTAACAATATCATTATATTCAATTAGGGATAAAACAAGAGTGGTAGAATCATTATGGCTAGAAGATACTAATACTTTATCTCCTTCAACTAACATAACAAACTCATTCTCTCCACCACCTACTTTAAAGAACTCTTTAGAAGATAGTGTATAACCATCAAATAAAGTAAGAGTAGTTGAAGTAGCACTGTTGTAAACTTTAACAGTAAAGTCAGTTGTAGAACCTGAAATATTAGTAGCATATAACATAGCCCATTGTGACTTCTTACCTAGTGGTACTTCATAGAGAGTTTCTTCTGTAGTTGTTAATGTATCTGCGAATGTCTTCTTAATCATCTTTTAAATCCTGTATAGGAATATTATAGCATACTTTTTGTTATTTGTCAACAAATTTAATATGTCCATATAACTGGTGTGGTATTACGTGTATCTACATGGATAAAGTTCTTAGCAATACCAATACCTGTAAACCCTAATTCTAAAGCGTGTTCAAGGATGATGTACTTCTCTGCACCACTATTAACTTTAATATCTGCAGCAATTCCTTGTGCATGTGTACCTGGTTTATTCTTAGCCTTTTCAATAGAATGATTAGGTGAGCGATAACCAGAAGTGATTGTGAAAGGGAAACCACATTCCTCACGTAGTTCATCAAGTAGAGATAAAAAGGAAGTATCCATTTTATTCTCGCCTGTTTCTTTACAATCAAACTCAGATAATTTAAAATATCTCATACTTACCTCTTATAAGAATGGTAGAACTAGGTGTCTTATTTCTTGGAAAGCCATTAAGTAGAAGAAGACTAAACCTAATAGAGCAACTTTAGGGTATCTAACCAACATTACAATTGGTTCTAATTCCTTTATTTGTTGTTCTAGTTTAGTTTCTTCTGCCTTGCTTACCTTGGTAGAAACAAGAGCCTGGATTTCTCCCATTTCTTTTTCTAAGTCACGGAACTTGGTATGAACAATCTCACACCTATGTTCCATTTCTTGTTTTAATAGTTGTTGGTCAGTTTGTAATACGACCAATTGTTTAACAGAGCCAGCTAACTCCGTAACAGCTTTAGACATAGTTTTAATATCTACTTCTAAGACAGTTACTATGTTTTCTATTCTGTCAAGTCTAGGTGACTCTTGTGACATATTAGTCTCCTAGTTCTTCAACTACCTTTAATTTCTTACCTTTCAGTTGATTGATAACGTCTTGAACAGTTTCATCTACTACTTCATTGGTAGAGTAATTTTTAAGTTTCTCTAATCCGTAGATAACTAAACGTGTTGCAAAGCGTTCTAAGACTACCTTAAAGGCAACCTTAGCAATCAACGACAAGAAGACTTCTTTTAACATTGTAAATAAAATACTTACCATCTTATGCTCCTATTTTATTATTTATGCTTGTAGCTGTCTAATTTCTTCACGCCATGCTAAACGGTCAATTTTAATTTGCAGGTTGTCTTGGTCATAGTCTGGCAACACCTTAAAATCTGATTCCGCTAGCAACTGCTTAAGTTCAGCAATACGTTGAGCATCTAACTGCTCTTGGGTAGGAGTATTGTTAATCACCAACTGAGCATCAAACTCTTCTTTGGTAAGTTCAGTTAATCCTGTATGGTTATCTAGGATAGGGTCAACATAAAGTTGGTTGTTTGTATCTTTGTAGTATTTCATGTTTTTTCCTTATCTCAATTCAAACCAAGCGTATACCCCATTAGGCCAAAGTACACCATAAGTGCTTCCACTAGGGACAATTCCTTGTAGAGCTGTTGAATCAGATGAGTCATCCTCAAAAGAAGAGTTAATAGTTATCCCATCTATGATTAAAGAAAAACCACCCCCTGCACTGGCTCCACCATACACACTAACAAGAATAGGTTTATTGGTGTTATTCGTATAGGTTACACCAGCACTCCTACTAGCTCTAACATCTTGCCAAGTCTGCCCGACACCAATCTGCTGATGGTTTCCTGTATGGTAGATTACGTTGGCAGATGCACCTTGACCTACATAAGCTTCTGGTGTATCCAAGAACACTCCAGCAGGACTAGCAATAGCGACAACATCAGAATTTGGATTTTGTCCATCATTCGTGACACCTAAAGTCATCACACTGTTTTCTGTAGTAGTTCCCCATTTTGTATATAATGTACTATGGTCTGTATAGTTAATATAGCCCCAGTCTGAGTTTGGATTTACTGCACTATTAAATCTTATCTCTGTGTATGGCTGAACAGGGCTGTTGAAAAAGTTTAGTTTTACGGGTTCTGTCCCAGTCATTGTAAGTCTATTTTGTAAAGTTTTACTTCCTGTAATAGTTTGGTCAGAAGCTAGTGTTACATATCTGCCATCTGATTCACTCTTGGTGTATCTATCATTAACTTGTGTTTGTAATGTAGCATCTTTAGCATCTACCTCGACATCTGTATAACTGTCTGCTACATCTCTTGCTTTACTCATAGTTTATTCTCCAACTCTTTAACTCGCACTGTTAACTCCTGAATAGCTTTTACTAAAGGCGGGATAAATTCATCGTAACCCAATGAAAGTACGTCATCTCCACCATTGATTTTATGGTCTTGAATACCACCAAAACCAGTGTTAAGTTCCATAACTTCTTGAGCAATAAAACCTTGGTGAAATCTATTACGCTTTTTAGAACCGTCAGTCACAATATTAGAAAGCTTATTGTCTTCTAACCAAGCATCTTTAATAACTTGATATTCAGACATAACCTTTTCATATTCTGCCAACTCAACTTTATATTCAACCATTGCGGCTTCATATTTGTCTAAAGAGTCCTCATAGTGTTCATAGTCTTCTTCGATAGGTTCTACTGGCATCTCTACAGTCGGTGCTTCAGGAGCTTCTGTTCGATAATCTTCTCGCATATCCCAACGGTACTGAACAGGTCTTAGTTTTTCTATGAAAGATAATCCAAGGTCTGTATCGGTAATATCTGCTTTGTCTCTAACATCTGAACGGTTTTGAACAGTACCATAGACATAAGTTGTTGTGTTTGCGTTACCCAACTGAACCTGGTTACTGCCAGATACCTGAGCGTTATAGCCTATACCTGTAACATTAGAAGAGGTAGTATTATTTCTTAAAGCACTTACACCATTAGCAGTGTTTCTATAACCTGTAGTGTTACTGTATAAAGCCTCTACACCATTAGCAGTGTTGTTATAGCCTGTAGTGTTACTGAATAAAGAACTTAAACCATTAGCTGTGTTGTTAATACCTGTAGTATTACTGAATAAAGCATTTAAACCATTAGCACTGTTGGAATGTCCTGTGGTATTACTTCTTAAAGCATTTTTACCATTGGCAGTGTCGGAATGTCCTGTAGTATTACTATATAAAGCACCTACACCATTAGCAGTGTTGGAATAACCTGTAGTATTATTTAATAAAGCCTCTCTACCATTAGCAGTGTTGGAACTACCTGTGGTGTTATTTTGTAAAGCACTTACACCATTAGCTGTGTTAGAGCCACCTGTAGTATTACTTCTTAAAGCCTCTTTACCATTAGCAACGTTGTAATTACCTGTAGTATTACTTTTTAAAGCATTTACACCATTAGCAGTGTTGCCGCTACCTGTAGTATTATTTAATAAAACCTCTGCACCATTAGCAACGTTGTAATTACCTGTAGTGTTATTTTGTAAAGCACTTACACCATTAGCAGTATTGGAAGAACCTGTAGTGTTATTTCTTAAAGCACTTGAACCATTAGCAGTGTTGTAATAACCTGTAGTATTCTTTAATAAAGCATCTTTACTACTAGCAGTGTTGTAAGAACCTGTAGTGTTACTTAATAAAGCATTTAAACCATTAGCACTGTTGGAACTACCTGTAGTGTTATTTCTTAAAGCATTTACACCATTAGCACTGTTGGAACTGCCTGTAGTGTTATTTCTTAAAGCACCTACACCAT